ATGACGGCATGGATCTCGAGGCGGAGCGGCAACTCGACGAGATCACGCGGATGATGGCGATTCCGGGCTATCGCGCGCCGTTGCGTCCGTCGGACAACGATGAGGCGCATGCGAAGATCGTGGAGTCGGTCATCCAGTCGGCGGGCGAGTCCCTGGCGCGGACGGACGCAGGCACGCGGATCATGGAACATGGCATGGCGCATCAGGCGCGCCTGACGAAGCGCCAGCAGGGCGGCGGGCTCAAGGTTCCGAAGCTCGACGAGTTCGGACGCCCTGCGGCGCCTGGTCCCGATGCGGGCGCCCTGATGGGGGCGATGATGGCCGCCGCAGGAGGCCGAGGATGAGCTGGTTCGAACGATCGAAGGACCTCGCGCCCGAGAAGCGCACGTCCGCACGGGTGGCGTTGATCGAGGAGTTCGCCACGACCGAGTACGCCGAAATCCTCGCGGAGCTCCTCGATGGCATCCGGTCTGCCGCGGTCGCGTCGATCGTGCATGGGACCGACAAGACGGAATTCGAGCGCGGGCGCGCATCGGCGATCAACGAGGTGATCGCCAGCTTGCGGCTCGCGGTCGCGATGGAGCAGAAGCGCCGGGTTCTTCGAAAGCAGGACGAGATGAATCTCCTGACCGGGGACGCCTGGCGGACGTATGGATCGGTACCGGGCCTCGTGTGAGGGCATCCGAGGTCCGAGAGAGAACGCCCTGGGAAGTGAGGAGCTATGCCACCGACACCGGAATCACGCGATTCGTCGATCGAGGGAATCCTGGCCGATGCGGGCGCGGTACAACCGCCGGCGGATCCGGCGGCTGACGACGCACCTACCACTGTCGAACCGAAGCCCGAAGGCAGGAAACCCGAGGCCGGCGAAGCGCGCGACAAGCCGCCGTGGTGGCTCGCCCACCGGCTCCAACCCATCCGCGCGAAGCAGGATGAATTCCGCAAGGAGCTGGCGTCGGTGAGGGCGGAGATCCAGGAGATGCGCCGGCAAGCGGCCGCGCCGAAGACGAGCGAGTCCATCGACAGGGAGATGGAAAGCCTCCGCAAGGCTGCGCGGGAGAACCCCGAGCAAGTGGTCGATGTTGCGGAGAGAATCGCGGAGCTCAAGGCGCGGAAGATCGCGGAGGCGCAGGCGCAGGAGATGGCGGCTGCGGATTCGTTCCGGCAGGAGCAGATGCTCTGGCTGGATCGGGCGGTGGAACTCTGGCCCGACGTGCGGGATTCCCAGACGCCGCTCGCACAACTCGCCGCCAGCAAGTGGCAGGAGGCCGAAGAGGCGCGGATCGGCGGCAGATGGTCGCCGAGCATGCTCCCGAACGGCCGATACCTCATCATCGCGGAGGCGGTCGCGGAACTCGGTGCGGCCGCCCGATACAAGGAACCTGCGGGGGAGCGGGTCGAACGTCGTCGCGTGGCGCTTGAGGCGGGAAGCCCCGCCGCGGGCGGAGCGGGGCCGAACGTGGCATCCGCCCGCCGTGAGCTCTTCGCGACGCGCGATCGTGCGAAGGCGCAAGCCGCTCGCTCGGTCGTCATCGATCAGCTCATCCCCGAGAATCTGAGGGAGAAGTGAAATGGCAAGGGCACTGACCGGCATGACGTGGTACGACGAAGTCACGTCGTCCACGCTCACGTCGGGATCGCTCAAGGAAGACGTGGTCAACGCGATCACGACCATCTCGCCCGTCGACACCCCCATGACGAGCCATCGACAACGGTCGCGCGCCATCTCGGTCGTCCACATCGCGCCGTACGATACGCTTGCGGCCCGAACGACCGTAGGCGCGACCGAAGGCGCATCGTGGACCGACACGGCCGTGACGACGCCCGTGCGGGCCGTGAACTACTGCCAAATCTGGCGGAAGGACTGGGGGATCTCGGGCACGGCCGAGGCGGTCGCGCGCTACGGCATGACATCGCCGTACCGCTACTACCTGGAGAAGGCGCTGAAGGAGCTGGCGAACAACGTCGAGAGGTCGCTCCTGACGGGCGTCGCCAACATCGGGACGTCGTCCGCCTCACCCATCCGCTACGCGGGCGGGCTGGCAGCGACGGATTCGACGAATGGCGGCGTCCTGGCCGCGACGCAGTTCTACGCCCCGAGCTCCGCGACGACGTTCACGCAGGCGCGCTTCGAGACGCTGCTCCAGTACGCCTGGGGCCAGGGGGCGACACCCGACGAGGTGTACGTCGGTCCGTACATGAAGCGCGAGACGCTGCTGAAGTGGACCGTCAACACCCGAAACGTCGAGGCCGATGAGAACGCGCTCTACGGCAACGTCGACGTGTTCGACTCGTTCGTCGGCAAGACGCGCTGGTACCTGACGCGCGACCTCACGGACACGAGCGTCTCGAACCAGTACAACACAATCGCCGCGATCCAGGGTGACCTCTTCCGCTTCGCGGTTCTCCGGGAGGAGAACATCCCGCTCCAGCGGCAGGGGGATCAGCTCCGCGGCACGATCATCACCGAGGGCACGCTGGAGTGCCGGAACCCGTACGGTGGTGCGGCCTGCATCACCGCCGTCCACGACACGGTCGCGTAGCCATAGGGATCCGACGGGGGGGGTGAGGCGGATGCCCCATCCCCCCTTGCCGGTTCGAGGGATGAGGATGGAAGAGAAGCGGAATGAGAATCTGGCATTCCGGCCGATGACATCGGCGGACCTCGACCGAGACATCGTTCGGGTCATCGAGCTCTGGAAGCTCAAGCGGCCGCTGGAGCACCACCAATTTTGCGATGCCGTGCTCAAGTACAAGAAGCTCGTCGAGGAGCGCCAGAGCGCCAAGGCTCCGCTCTGGCTGATCGGCCAGATCCCGCCGAGCCTCGAATTCCAGATCCACTGGATGTGGCCGGGTTTCTGGCAGGAGCCGAAGAACATCGTCCGCTTCTTCCGGATCTTCTCGTTGGGTGCGATGCCGAGGCCGAAGACGAATGTCCACCTTGTGCGAGCGTGAGAAGACGATCGCGCTGAATGCGGTCGTCCGCGACTGCGAGACGAGCGTGCGCGCGATGCTCGAAAGCGTCGCTCCGTACGTCGATGAGATCGTCATCGTGGACAACGGCTCCAAAGACAAGACCGCTGCGGTCTGCGCCGAGTTCGGCGCCCGTGTCATCGATGGATCGGACCTTCTGGATGCCGATGGCGTCATCACGAACTTCGCCGATGCCCGCAACCGCGCACTCGATGCGACGCGGTCGGCCTATGTCATCTGGCTCGATGGCGACGATGTCCTCATCGGCGGAGAGAAGCTTCGCGGATTGGCGCTATCGGGATTCCGTGACCTGACGATCGGCCAGCTCATGGTCGCCTACTGGTACCGGACGAACGCGCGTGGGGAGCCAGTCGCGCTCCAGCTACGGGAGCGCATCATTCGCAAGCGCGCGGGTCGCTGGCAGTCGCCCGTCCATGAAGCATGGATCGCGGACTACGCGGTCGGCACCCAGATCGTCCCGCACGATATCCTTCGAATCGAACACCGGCATACGGGCGAGTATACGCCGAACCTGAAGCGGAACCTGAAGATCCTCCTCGGCGCATACGAGCGCGAGCCATCGGTCACGTGGATCGAACTCTACCTCGGCAAGACCTACCTGGGTCTCCACGACTGGCGGAAGGCGATCGAGCACCTCGTCGCCGTCTACGAGAAGGGGCCCGATGCGATCCAGCGCTTCGAGGCCGCGCACATGGCGGCCGATGCGTTCTTCCATCTGGGACTCGCCCATGCGGCTCGCGAGTTCGCACTCAAGGCATTCGTCATGGCGCCATCCGATCCGAGGATGCTCTTGCAGCTCGCGCGGATCGCCTACCATGCCCAGCAGTTCGAGCCCGCGCTCGAATTCGCGCGCCTCTGCCAGCAGGGGAAATTCTCGGCGAGCCACAACACGCATGATCCCACTATGCCCATGACCTACGGCCGCGTCATGGAGATTGCGGCGTTGCACAAGCTCGGACGTCACGATGAGGCGCTCACACGCATGGATGGGCTCGATCGCGTGCTCGAACCTGGCAACGACTATGACGAGGCGCTCGGCGAGGTGTGGCGCGATGCACAGATCATGCGGCAGGCGAAGGAGCTCGAGCGCGCATTCGTCCAGGAATCAACGCAGGATCCGTTCTCGGCGGCGAAGGCGGCGGCCCATCTGACCGCGCCTGCCGCGAACCTCACGGGATGGGGGAAGCTCCGCGAGGCAAGCGGCGAGCAGCATCCCAAGGCGGTGGACCTTTTCTGTGGCGATACGCCGCACCCCTGGACGGGTACGACGATGCGCGCGGGCCATATCGGCGGATCGGAAGTAGCCGCCGTGCGGCTTGCCGAGGGGCTCTCGCAGTTCGGCTGGCAGGTCACGGTCTATAACGGACGGCCCGATGGCACCATCGTCGAGGACCACGGCGTCCGCTACGCACCCGCGGCGCTCTGGAACACGCGCGATCGGCGGGAGCGCGTCATCTACTGGAGATCGCCCTGGGCGCTCGACTACCAGCTCCGTGCGCGCCAGAAGCTCCTCTGGTTCCACGATGCGGCATCGCCCGATGCCTGGCCGCCACACCGCCGAGCGAACGTGGATCAGGTCGTCACGATCGCCCGGAGTCAGTCGGATGCGATGGTGAAGATCCTCGGCCAGGAGCGGATCGTCGAGATCCCCAACTTCGTCCCCCGGCTACCGGTCGCTGGCATCGAGCGCAGGCCGCATTCGGCCATCTGGACGAGCGCGCCATACCGAGGGCTCGACATCGCGCTCGATCTCTGGCCGCGCGTCCGCGAGCGGGTGCCCGATGCGGTCCTCCGGGTCGTCGAGCCCTTCGGCGAGCTCTGGGATATGTTCATCAAAGGGCGGCCTTTCATCCATCTCGGCCATCTCGGACATGCGGTCGATGCCCTCTGGTTCGAGGACATGATCCGGGTGAAGCTCCAGGGGATCGAGGGCGTCCAGATCCTACCCGTCCTGACGCAGCGAGCCATGGCGCACGAGCTCTCGGCCTCCGAAATCTGGCTCTACACCGCGAGCTGGCCCGAGATGTGCTCGTGCGCGTCGATCGAGGCGCAACTCTACGGCGCCGTGCCCGTCTGCCCCCGGTATGCGGGGCTCTCGGAAACCGTCCATGCGGGTTTCTACCTGCCGCATCCCGTCTGGGAGAATCGGGATGAAGCGGTCGAGATCATCATCGACAGCCTGACGAACGACCCATTGAGAGCCCAGCGCCGTGCGGCTGCGCTCGATGCGATGTCCGCCTACGATGAGGATCGTATCCTCGCCAAGTGGGATGCGCTCCTGCGGTCGGCGGACAGGCGGGCGGATGGGATTGAGGCGACCGGGAATCCCGCGTCGGAGGAGATCATCCACGCCGATGAGGATGTGCTCTCGAACCCGCGCTTCGCCTATATCGTGACCGAATGTCGCAGGCGGCATGCGCCCAAGGTCCTCGACCTCGGAACGGGCGATGGCTGGACGGCACTCGCAGCCGCGATCGGTGGCGCAGGCGAGGTGACGACCGTGGATCGCATGCCCACGGACTTCGAGCGGATCCGTCCCCATCTCGATGGACACATGCAGAGAATCAAGCCCATTGCGCTGGACCTCGAAGAGGCGATGCCGGACGGTGAATACGATGTCGTCATCGCCGAGGAGATCATGGAGCATCTCGCCTCGCCCGCATCGTTCATCGCACGTGCGAAGCAGAAGGTCCAGCCGGGCGGCATCCTCATCGTATCGGTGCCGTACTACTCGGGAAGGTACGGAAAGCTACTGGACCTCGATGGACACAAGTGGCTCTTCACGTCGCATGACCTTCGGACGCTCCTCGGAGATCGGGGGGAAGTGACGACGGATGGGAACCACCTCATCGGCAGATGGAGGAGGAAACGATGACCTCGCCAGCAGGCGCACTCGCAGGCGCGTACGATGCTTCGGTCGGAGCCCTTCGGATCGCCTTGATGATCGACTCCAACCCCTTGTCGGGCCAGCTCACCTGGAACACGGGGCTCGGTGCGATCAACCATCTCTTGGGTCCGAGCGATCAGCAGTTCCGGCTCGCGCCGGGTGCGGGCCAGTCCATCGGGCTCGTGATCGATGACGCGACGACGAATGCGGTCGTGGACGTCCTGAAGGTCTACCACACGACGACCGGCACGGCCGCAGATGGCATCGGCACGGGCGTCGTCCTCTACGCCGAGGACGCCTCGGGCAACATCGAGGAGGCAGGCCGCATCCAGGCGCTCTTCACCACGGCGGCGCACGCGACGCAGGCGGGACGGCTGGACATCACGGCCATGGGCGCGGCGGCAGGCACGGGGATTACGGTCTTTCATACGGGGGTAGTCTCGATTGGTTCCACAACCGCCACTCTTGGTACCGCTCTCCAAGTGGTCGGTGGTAGCATTGGAATCAACGCAACGGGTGCGCACGGGATTTACCTTTATAGGGGCGGGACGCTCTATAGTCAGATAACAACAGCCTCCAATCATCTTACCGTTCAACTTCAGAACAATGCGAGCATGGACATTTATGGTGGAAACGTAGGAATTGGAAATGTCCCCACCCAGCGTCTCGACCTCGCCTACGGCCATCTCGCATTCACGCCTGTGACGGCGCCAGGTGCGGCGACGATCGACAGCATCGGCGCAGGCGGCCTCTGCACGGACGGCGACCACTACATCAAGGTCACGTTCGTGACCGCCACGGGCGAGACCGAGCTGGGTACGGCCTCCGCAGTCGCCACATGCGGCGGCGGCAACAACACGATCAATCTCAGCGCCATTCCGACAGGTCCTGCGGGCACAGGTACGACTCAGCGCAAGCTCTACATGACGAAGGTAGGATCGGCATCGGTGTACTACGCGCTGGCGACGATCGCGGACAACACGACGACGACGTACGCCATCTCGGTCGCGGATGCTGGCCTTGGCGCGGACTCGACGTACCGAACAAACAGAACTGCCGGTGGTATATATTTTGGGAACCAGCTAGCGGGTAAACTCGATTCGATCTATGGAAATACAGCGTGGGGCGTTTCAGCTCTGTCTAGTGTACAGGTGGGTTACTACAACTGTGGATTCGGAGTCTCCGCACTTGAAGCCTTAACAAGTGGTGTGGCAAATACGGCCACGGGCAGATATTGCGGTGCTCTATTAACGACTGGCAGTTACAACGTGCTTTATGGGTACGCCTGTGGAGATAATCTAACGACAGGGTCGGGCAACCTGCTCTTTGGAACTCAAATCGACGCCCCCTCCGCCACCGGCAGCTACCAGCTCTCGATCGGCAACGCGATCTTCGGGACGAACATCGACGGCGGGGGCACATCGATCTCGACGGGGAATATCGGGCTGTTCACGAATGCGCCGGCGGGAAGGCTGCACGTCTACAACGGCCTGACCACGCCGCATGGAGTGTACATCGAGCAGGTGGGCGTGCTGGCAGCGAATCAGCACGCGCTCTATATCCACTCGAACGCGGCACAGGTCAACGGCAACTTATTGCGGATCGTTCAGGATAACGCATCGAGCAGCGAATGGGTAGGCGTCATCGATAATGATGGGGCTGGCGGATGTCTATTTCTCAGACAGGACGGTGTTGGAGCAGGTAGCTTCTATTCATTCGAGGTGTACTCAAATGCCGCGCAAGTCAATGTAGAACTTTGTGCGCTGGTTCAATCGAACGCTTCCTCCACCAAGGGCTGTATTCTTCTCTGGAACAACGGCTCCGGCGACACGATCTACGACAACACGGGCGCGAAGCTCACCAATGTGGGCGTCTGGACCGATGCCTCCTCCAAGCGCCTGAAGACGAACTTCCGCTCCATCGATGAGGCGGAACTGGAGGCGAAGATCGTTGCGCTACCCGTGAGCCGGTACGAGTACATCCGTGCCCCTGGACGAGACTGCATCGGCCCAACGGCCGAGGATCTCTACGAGGCGCTCGGCATCGGCGACGACAAGACGATCTCGGCGAAGGATCTCGCAGGTGTTGCGTTGGCAATGGTCAAGAAACTGGTAAGGGATCGCGATCGTCTCGAAGCACGGCTGTCCGCGCTTGAGGAGAAGGCGGCATAAGGAGAGACCAATGGCGGAGACATGGCAGAAGGTGACGGTCGATGGCCAGGAGGTCATCGAGGTCACGGCGACGAACGTGAGCACGCGCGACTACAAGCGCGTCGAGGACGACATCCGGCATATCGAGATGCGGATCGCGATGCTGGAAGGCCAACTCGTCGCCGAGAAGGCGGCACTCGTGGTGGCGAAGGCGCAGATCGCGACGTTGCCGAAGCCGAAGCCCGTAGAAGTCGTCGTTGAAGAGCCGATCGAGGAGCCAGAACCGTGAGAACGATCGTCATCACGGAGGAGCTTGCGGAGAAGCTTTGGACGCTTCACGCAAGGCTCCATGAGCAGGATCGGCAGGTCCGATACGCGATTGCGGACCTCAAGGCCGCACGCGATCACGAAGAGGATGAGCGCCAGCGGGCGCTCTTGTTGCGCCGTTCGCTCGATAGGCTTCTCCTGGAGATCCGAGACATCTACTCGGTCTCAATCATCGATGGCATCGAACTCGGGGATCGATCGGAGAGGACGGTGTACGTCGGCGCGAGTGACGCCGACGTGACGACGGAGGAACAACGATGACGACGCCGGCTGCCGCACTTGCAGGCGCATATCGGGAGACGACGGGTGCCCTGGCTGTCACGCTCGTGACGACGCCATCTCTGAGCCTGACGCCCACGACCGATGTCGTTGCGCTGACGATTACATCTCCAGCGACATCCGCATCGGGGATCGACCTCAACTCGGTGAATACGTCGGGCGTCGTCATCGACGTCGATGTCATCCCGGCGAACAATAGCAACGCGAACGACACGGTCTTGGACCTCACATATTCCCTGACCGTCACCGACGGCGCGACGTACACGAAGCAGGGACGCATCCTGCGGCTCACCAACTCGCAGACCCAGACGTCGGGCACGATCACGGACTCGGCCGACTGTCTCGTCATCGTCCAGGCTGGCGATTCCGGTAAGGCAATCAGTATCACACATGGCGGCACGGGCAACGCGATCGATATCGCGTCGACTTCATCTGGATACGGTATCAATATCGATCAGAATGCCGCGCTCGCGAGCGGGAAAAGCGCATTGAGAGTCGCCTCGAATACCGCGGCACATGCGGGGTGGCTCGTCTCCCTCTCGCAGTCGCACGTGGCATCAGGAACCGGCGTCCTCTCGATCGAAAATGCCTCCGTATCGCAGAGTCTATACATCAACACCTACGGGGTCACCGCGACGAGCATCGACATCGATGCCCCGAATACGTCGGGGATTGTCATCGACCTGGATATGGTCCCTGGGAGCACGAGCACTGCTCAGATGCTCACGCTATCGAATACCGGCGCCAATGCGTCGACCGGCACAGGAGTCGTCATCGATCACGATGGCGCGACCGGGCTCGCCATGGATATCGATCGAGATGGCAATAGCGGAGCGCGTATATGGGCACTGAAGATCGACTGTGACAATGCAGGTCTCGGAGGAGTTGGAGCCATCGATGTTTCCGCGCTTGCCGCTGGCGATGCGGTCTTCCATCTCCCTGTCGATACGGGAGGTGTCGGTGCGGCATACGGACGCATGGCCGTCTATGTCGTCGGCGTCGGAATCAAGTACGTGGCGCTTTACGAGGCAGCATAGGAGGTAGAATGGGACGAGGGAAGAAGCATGGTCGGCCCGCAGCGCTTCCGATGCCGCAGGCCGTTCTGGCCGATGGCAGGATCCTCCACCCGTCGGGGCCCGGAGGTGCGGCCGACGATGGCATCCGGCTCGTCTCGATGGGCACAAGCCAGCGGATCGCACTCGGGGCGGTCCTGAAGTCGATCACGGACCTCATCAACAACCGGAACGAGGTCCTCATGGAGATTGCGCAGGGGGCGAAGCTCGATGGTCCCTGGGAGCCGATTGACATCTCGATCGATCGTTCGGCCGTGACCTTCCGACGGGTGGAGCGGCAAGGCGCGCCGAGTGCGCCCGCGGCGCCCGCGCCACCTCCCGCTCCGCCTGCGAAGGAGGAACCATGTTCGCCGCCGGCGGCGTAGAGGACGCGGGCGTCATCGCAGCTGCAGTCACGCTCGCCCTGGTGGCTGTGAAGTTCGCGGAGCGGATCTTCGACGCCTGGCGGAAGAGCCGCCAGACCGCCGAGATCGAATCGGCGAACGATGGTCCACCTCACTTCCGCGCGACCGATCGGCATGTCCTGGGCAAGATCCAGGAGGTCGTTTGCCGGACCGATGGGCTCGGAAAACCTCTCGTCTATGCGTCCGCCGAAATGGTGGACGTGCTACGGAAGCAAACCGAACTCCTCAAGGAGATGTCCGACCGACGCGGTGAAGAGCTCGAAGTCCTGCGGGATCGAGTGAACATCTGCGATGGGCATACCGAGATCCTCGCTGCCGTGAAGAGGCGGCTGGAGGCATGAGATGAGAGCGCTCGGCGTCATGGTATCCGAAGTTCAGTCGCTCATGCAGAATACCGCCACCGCATACAAGGCGAAGATCAAGAACGCCATCAACCGCGCGTATCGTTCCATCGGCGCGATGGGCGACTGGCCGGACCTCCGGGCCGAGGAGGAATTCACGGCCGCTGGCACATCGTTCCTCGTCCTGCCCATGTACGTCGATACGGTCAAGGAAGTGCTCGACACGACGAACAATATCCGCCTCGATCCGGAGCCCGCGATCGGACGGAAATTCACGGGCACCTATGCGACGTCAGGGACGGCGTACCGATGGGGATACGCGGGCTGGGTGCCGGTGCAGTCCCAGCCGTCGGTTGCCGCCACGATATCGATCAAGGGCGACAGCGGATCGGACACGGGGACGGTGGTCCGCATCCGGGGAAAGAAGCATCCGGCGACGAGTTCCGGCATCGGATACGTCATCGACGCCGAGAACGTGACGACCGCAGGAGCATCAGCCGCGACGACGACAAAGGCATTCGTCGAGGTGATCTCGGTCACGAAAGAGACGGATTCAACCGAAGACCTCATCATCCATGTCGGTGCGAGCTACCTCGGCTACCTTGCCATGGAGCGCTACGCAGCCCAGTATCGCCGCTTGCGGCTCCACTACGTTCCTTCGTCAGGCACGGTGCTGCGGATCCAATTCCAGCGGACGCCCGAGCGGCTTGTACAGGATCAGGATACGCCGCTCTTCGAGTGCTCGGATGGCATCGTGCAACTGGCGTACGTCGAACTCCTCCAGGAGCAGAAGCAGTTCGCGAAGGCGATGGCGCTGAAGGCGGACATCCGCGACAGTCTACAGGCCATCCTGACGGCTGGCATCGGGCGGGATCGGGGTGCGGTACAGGCCGTGCCCGCGACGGGGATGAGGCGGAACTATGACTGAGTTCGGCGCACCTCTGCCCATCGCAGTCGAGGAGGACGCGGTCGAGACACCGCTCCGGATCTGGCGCTCGGAGTCCGCGCACGGTGGTCAGGTCTCGTACTACGATTCCAGGCGACTCCAGCTGAATCAGCTCGCATCGGCGGCGAACATCCAGACCCACCGGATCGGCAGGCGGCGTCGGATGCCAGGATTGAAGATTGGCGTCGCGCCGGCTGGAACGACGGCCTACCGCACCGCCCATGGCCTCAGCTACTTCGATGACGTTGTCTCGGGCACATCGTACGCGCGCATGGTCGCGCACTGGTCATCGGTCGCGCGGCTCTGGAACGGGAGCGCCTGGTCCTCGGAGCTGACGGGCCTCTTCGATCAGGCGAGCCAAATGGTGCAGGGCTCGTGGCTCGATGGCGCGACGCAGCGGGCGGCCTTGTTCCTCGCGGCCTGTACGGGCTCGACGCTCCAGGCGATCCATGCCATCCGGCATACCTCATCGGCGGGGACATGGGATCGTACGAGCATCGCACAGACCGCGCGCTGCCTCATGTGGTGGCAGGACAGACTATGGCGCGGTTACGAGGAGTACATCGACGCTTCGGATGTCGGCGATGGCCTGACGTTCTCATCGTCGGCCATCGCGGTCGATCGCGACTGCGGCGACGAGATCATGGCGCTCGTACCTGCGCGCGGGCTCGAACCGTACATGCTCGTCTTCATGCGCCGGCGGATCTATGTATTCCGGGCGGTGTGGACCGCGTCGGGCCTGGATTTCGCGACGAGCTACCTCAAGGCGATCACCTACGAGACCGGCTGCCTCGCGACGCGGAGCGCTCAACCCCTCGGCCCCATGATCCTCTTTCTCGCGGAGGATGGAGTCAGGGCGATCATGCGGGCTGAGGATGATGCACTCGCGGGCACGCGCGAGCCCATCTCGCGGCCCATCCATGATGTCATCGAGACGATCAATTGGGCGTACGCGGACCGCTCCTGTGCGGCGGTGTTCGGCGGCCGATATTATCTGAGCGTGCCCACGGGCGCGAACCAGATCCCATCGACCGTCCTCGTCTTCGATCTCGCGACAGGCGGATGGAATGTCTGGACCGCCGAGAACATCCACGGATGGGATGGACTCGCACGCGGCGACCTCGCGGCGGTGCCGAGGCTCTATGGGCTCGCGGCGCAGCATGTCAGCGAATCGACGCTCGACGCCTGCCACCTCTACTACTACAACGATGACTGGGCGTACGAGGGGTCGGCGACCGAGATGACGGCGGAGGAGATCGGGCCCGAAGTCGTCTTCGGCGTGCCCGAGATCGATAAAATCTGGGTCTCGATCGAGATCGAGGCCGTCAACGACTCGACATCGGACTCGACGCTCGACATCGATGGACGTGTCGATGAGGGCACATGGCTCGATATCGGGACGTGGACGCTCTCGGCGGCCACCCTGACGCTGCCCGAAGTTCTGCCGTTCACGCTCGCAGGTGCCACGCGGACGCGCGCCAAGTACAATCTCGATGGTCTATTGCCGCGTGGCAGGGGGGTGCAATTTCGGATCCGCGAGACGGCTCACGGCGAGGCGCACATTCTAGGTTACACGGTCGCGGCACTTCCCTGCCCGATCCAGAGGGGATGAGATGGCGACGCTCGCACCAGGTTGGAACTTCGCATCCGATCCGACGCTGACCGCCGGGACCCTCAACCTTTGGGCGAAGGCGACGGTATCGGCCATCGTGCGCTCGGAGCAGGCAACCGCATTCCGCCTCGTGCGGGCGGATGATATCGCGCCGGGCGATACCGGCGAGATGGCCTACTCAACGGCGGTCGATGTCCTGTTACTCCGTAGTCTCCTCGTCCCGGTAGGCACGCTGGATGATGGATCTAGCACCGCGCCCGCATCCATGCGGACACGTGACGCACACGGCGACTACAGCGCCAGCATCCCAGAGGGTGCCGCGATCCGTCCACTGGTCTACGATGCGACGAATATGGTCCCTGACATGAGCGGCTACACGTTTGGGAGCGCGTTCCCGCTCTTCGTCCGTGCTCCGAGAGACGATGTCTTCCACCTCGCGGGATGCGTGAAGATCGCGCGTACGAACTTCGGCAGCAATGTGGTGAAAGGACGGTACGTCAGGGGCTCTCTCTCATCGAACAACAAGTGGCAGGACACTACGGTCGCAGGCATCCATCCTGCGACCGTCGGCGTCGCCCTCAAGAGCTTCGGAATGGGGCAGTCGGGCGGCGTATGGCTCTGGCCCGGGGGGATGTGATGGCGAACATCTCGAAGGGCGTATCGTTCTACCAGGGGCAGAACCTGACGGCTGCCGACATCATGTCCGCCATCACGGCGGCGATCCTATCGAACGTGGGCGCGGACGACATGAATCCGGCATGGACGGGCGTACGGTTGTCGGAACCATCCACGCCGGTCGATGGCGATGTTTGGTACGACACCTCAACCCAGCGGCTGAAAGTCTACTTTAGCCGCTGGTATGTCATCGCCCCCTGCTCGTTCGATTGCACCTGGCGGATGGCATCGGCCGTCTCCGTGACAACGGGCATCGGCGTCGAGGTCGATCCCGCGAACGTCGGACGAGTTCGCCGGCGGACGAACAACAGTTTCAGTTTCGTGGGCTCCGCGAAGGGCGCGGTCAGCCTCGGGGAGACGGGCGCACTCACGAGGCTCGGTGTCGGCGAGGCGGCCGCGCACTCAGCGGGTGCAGGCATCCTGGCACAGGATTTCATCAAGGCCGACTCGTCGCAGAACGGCTACTGGCTGTCGGATACGAGCATGTCGGCAGGCACCGTCTACTATGGCCAGGCGCTCGAAAGCATCGTGGCGGGTGCCACGGGTAAGGTCTGGTTCTGGGGGCCGCCGATCCTGGCGAGCTGATGATGGCGCAACTTCATCCGGGTCACACGTTTGTCGATGGTGAGGAGGTCACGCACGTCTCGCTGGCGGAGGCGATCGACAACGCCACGCTCGAAGATGTGACGATGACATCCCTGAGCCAGCTCCGCGCCATCGCTCGATCGACATCCGCGCCGTCGAGCCCATCGGCTGGCGATCTCTGGTCCGATCTCGCGACGACGAAGTTACGGGCGTACCTCGATGGCAAGTGGCTCAGCCTGGGACCCGACGTCATCGAGACGACCGCGCCGATCCATGCGGCTGGGACCGCGGTAGCGAACGGCGAGGCCGCGACGTGGGATCCATCGAATGATGAGGTCCTCACCCAGAATCCGGCGGCAAGCAATGTGCCGCTCGCCATCGCGACCGAGGATGTCTCGGTCGGCACAACGGGCCGATTCGCGTGCTTCGGTAAGATCGATGCCAAGGTTCATGCGTCGGGCGCAACGATCCTTCCGAGCCACTACGTCATGTGCTCGGCGACGCACGCGGGTTGCTTTGCGGCGACCAACGCGCCCGACGCAGCGGAGCGATTCATTGGCGTTGCCCTGGCGACGATCTCACCGGGGACACGAGGGAGTATCTTCTACTGGGGGAGGCCGGTGCCACTGGCTTGATGACGATGCCGAATGGAATTCATCCCATCCGAGATCAGTATGCGACACCCAATACGGGAGATTCGCTCCTTGCCCCCGGTCGTGTTCCGCCCGGGCGGTCGTATTACGGCGGGCCAATCGTGGACTATGGACCGGGGAGCACATTCGGGCTGGACTCATTTCGTTGGATTCCTACGGGCGTGAAAGGTCGCCAGGGAGAGCCTCCGGGCCTGGCGGGTCCCTTCGTTGGCGAGGTGCCCAGAGGAGAGATGGATCCTTTTCTACGTGCCTACCAATTTGGCATCAATCGGCCCTCGCCGGAGATCGTCGGAGGACTGACGCCACTCCTGGGTGAGCGAGCGGGTGGGCTCTTGGAGGCGATTGAGGCCCGGAGCCCGCTCCGCACCGCATCATGGGCGGAACCGATGCGGCAGTACCTGGATCCAGAGGTTCGGCAGGCGATCTCCGCGATGGAGGGCCTCGTGCCTTCGCGGCTCGGTATCACGGCCTACTACGGAGACCTCGCCAGGGCGGTCCAGGAGCTGGTCGGAGCGCCCGAGCTGGGGGTCGCGCGCCAGTACATCGGAAGCCGGCTGTCCGAGGGCATTCCGGAGGACCTCCTCGGTGGATACCGGCAGGACATCCGAGCGGCGCAGGCTGCGCGCGGGCTCTCGTACGGACCTGCGGCCGCCTCCGATGAGGCTGTGCAGCTCGCGCGCCTCCGGGAGGCCCAACGACAGGCGCTCCTGGGGCCCGCGATGACACTCGGATTCCAGACGCTCGGCATGTCCGGCTTCCCCGAGATGGCCCAGATCGGGACCGTGAACTTCGCGCCCGTGGGTACAGCCGAGGAGCTTCACCAGCAGCGCCAGTATGCGAACAGGGCCTTGAACTGGCAGGTCGGCTTTGCGGGCGCCGAGAGCGCCCTCGGGCTGGCGGGTCTCCTGGCGGGGCTCCCAGGGGGATAGAAAAAGTAGGAGGAGGCGATGGCCTATCCGATACCCAACATCCGAGCGCCGTTCTCGCTGGAGGCCGCGATGTCGATCATCCGGACGCTCCAGCAGCGCCAGCAGGCGCAGGAGATGGCCGCCTACCGGACGCAGGCTTTGAAGCTCCAACGCGAGAGCCAGGCGGACGCGCTCAAGGCGAGGGCGTTGCAGGCGGGCGCCATCCCCGTCTTTTCCGAACCGACGGACATAGAAATGCAAGGCATCGTCGGAACGAAGGCGCCGGGGCCTGCGCGAGAATCAGCCGCAGAGCTCTATAAAGGGGCAGGTTTCTCCGGGCACCCACCGCTTTACCGACTTGGCAATACCTGGTTCGCTCCGCCGCCTGCTGCCGCGATCGAGGCCGGACGCAAGGCCAAACGTGAGGAGGCCCAGATCGCATCGACCGAGGCCCTGACCGGCGTTCGGCGTGCGACCGAGGAGGCGCTCCGGATCGAGGCCGGACGCAAGGCCAAACGTGAGGAGGCCCAGATCGCATCGACCGAGGCCTTGACCGGCGTTCGGCGTGCGACCGAGGAGGCGCTCCGGAAGAAGGCCCAGGCTCCGCCGCCGCCTGCGAAGCTCTCGGATGAGGAGAGGATTCTCATCGGCAAGTTCTCGGACTGGACGACGAAGCTTCTCGCCGGCGAGGAGATCGACACCACGCCGCCCAAAGGGCTCTCATCCGACGCACAGGCGTACTTCGCGGGCATCCGGATCGGGAAGGGGCCTGTCTCGAAGCTCTCGGAGGAGAAACAGAAGGCCATCGTCAAGGGGCTCCAAGGGATTGTGAGCCATATCCAGGAACGTGGATCCCCCTTGGCAAAGTCCACGCTCTCCGGCTTGTCCGGCATCGTGCCAGCGCTCGATTTCAAGTTCCCGGGATGGAGCGCCGAGAATACCCCCGAAGGTACTCCGCTCCAGCAGTGGTTCGGCGACATGCGCCAGATCCTGATCGATAGCGCCATGGAGGAGTCTGCGACACCTCGGCCACAAGCCCAGGGCGCGCCCGCGGGGCCCGAGCCTGCCGCCATGCCTGCCGGCGGCACGTCCGCCTTGCCGCAGGCGCCACTGGACATCGAGGGACTGCTCGGGGCATCGTCTGAGGACTGGGGGAGGATCCTGGACCTTCTCGGCGAGGAGACGGGCTTGTTCGAGGAGGAGGAGGAGGAGGAGTGAGCGAGGAATGGCAGGAGGCAGAAGAGGAGATCGCACTCCTGCGGGGACGGCTCAAGGGCCTGAAGCCGCTCGACAAGCGGGAGTCTGCGTCACTCCTCCTGAAGGCCGCTCGGGACGAGAAGGGCTCCATGCCCGAGTTTGCACGCGACCTGGCGGACAATCGCGGCACATCGACGGGCGACCGGGCGGCCGATGCGTATGAGGCGATGACGGCCGGAGCCATCTACGAAGCCCTGAGCGCCGTTCGATGGTACTCGACGAAGGCAATGGAGGCGCCGGTGCTCTCCTACTCCAGGAAGTTTGGCGTTCCGCCGCCGCAGTCCGCCATGCCGGGCAGAACTCTCGCGGAGAGCCTCAGATGGCGGGAGAAGCCGGTCGGGCCCCCTCCGCCTCTGCCCAAGGCCATCCAAGTGGTATCGGACCTGGCCGATGCGCTACCGGCTGCCGTCGAGGAGCAGCTCAATCGCACGGGCGCCGCAATCACACAGGTCATGCGGCCCATCACAGATCCGCTGAAAGCGATTGGCGACCTCTACGTCCGAGCGAGCGACCAGATCCAGATGGGCGTCCTGGATTTTCTGTCAGGCCAGGCGACGCTCGACGATCTCTTCGCCTTCCGGCGCACGCCACGCATGCGCGAGATCAAGGAGGCCGAAGATGGCCTCGCGTACAAGCAGCAGGCATGGGCCGAGTGGACCGCGAATCAGACCATCGACTCCGCAGGCGGGCGCATCCTCCGCTCCATCGTCGGCGAGGATGCAGGCAAGGCCATAGGCATGACGTTCGGCGTCGGGATCGCGAGCCTCACGGACTGGCTCGGGGATCCGCTCCTCGTGGCGGGCGCAACCCTTCGGCTTCCCCAGCGCGCGCTCAAGGGAGTGGATACGCTCGCGGGCATGGGCATGCGCTGGATGGCATCGACGCCTGCACGCGGGCTCTTCGGCAAGACCGCATTCGGCAGGACGCTCGCATCGCTCGCCCACGATGATACGGCGCTTCGCGTATTCGCCATGTATCCGGCCGAAGATGTACGAATTCTCGCGAAGGTACAGGATGCACTCACGGGCGAAGTCCGCGGCAAGATTCTCTCGAATGCACGCTGGCGGAAGCTCATCGTCAGGGACCGCCCGAGCTTCTTTCGGACGGTATCGGAGCTGCTCGCGGAAGAGCCCATCTTCGAGAAGCGACGGGATATGGTCCGCGGCGTACTCGATGGCATCCATCGCGCGATCCAGGAGGATGCGGAGATCGCGCTTCGGTCTCGCGGCAGGACATTCAGGAAGGTTGCGAAGCGGATCAAGGCCCATGGCGAGGAGGGGCAGGCGATCCGGAACATCCAGGACCAGTACGCCGACGAGTACACGCGCGCATGGATCGCGGCGACCCCACGGCGCGTCTTCCTCCCCGACGAACTTGACGCCATGGCGCGCGTCATCCATGAACAGGCGCTACGGCGTGGACCCGTAGGCGATGACCTCCTCAAGCTCCACGACAGCCGTTCTGCGCTTCTCTCGGCCATGCGCCTGCGGGATCTCGTGCGGCGCGGCGAGACGAAGCTCTACGGGCCCGAGGAAGCCGATGCCATGGTGGAGAGAGCCCTCGAGCTCTACCGCCAGCAGCGCCAGCGCGTCCGCGCGAAGCCCTGGAGCGAGCTCATCCGTGGCCGCGAGGAGGCTGCGGCGCCCATGCTATGGGGAGCGGATGCGGACCCCTTCCTCCCCGGCCGCATTCCGGAAGCCATTCAGGCGCTCGATCGTACGCAGAAGGGGCTTCCCACGCGGATGTTCCGCCGGTATCTCCAGATCGCACGCGCGCAGCTCTACAACGCCATCTCGCTCAAGGCCGATCTCGCGGCGGATGGCCTACGGCCGCTGATGAAGCTACAAGCCGAGGAGGACATCCAAGCGTTCCTGCGCCCATTCGGCGCCAAGGTGCCACTCCACGAGGCCAAGCAGGCGGTCGCGAAGCTCCTCATCAACGGCGGCCTGCCGCCGATCCTCGTCGAGGCACGCGGCGCGCGCTCGAAGATCAACTACTTCGTCCGCTATCGATCGCCCCAATTGACGGGCCGGAATCAATATCGATACGTCTCCGAGGGATTCGAGACGGTCGCTCAAGCTTCCCGGCGCTCTCGGCAACTCTCGGACGCCGGTATCGACAGCTCGCTCCACTACGGCCCGGGACTCCTGGCGAACCGCTCGATCCAGGATGTGGCAGGGGGGGCGCTCGCAGCCCGGAGGATCCTGAATACGCTCGGCGCGGACCTCGTGGATCTCGGGCTCCTGGACGCACGGACATACATCCGGCGCGGTGGCCGATACGTCCCGCGCCTCTTCGAGACGCTGTCGGATCCCGATGCCTTCTACGACGAGCTCTTCGCGGACGACCGGCGGCTCTATGAGCGGTTCCGCGAAGTCGCACCCAAGAAGCTCGAAGAGATCGAGGAGGGGCTCGTGCGGGCGGAGCCGCGCCTCGTGACGAGTTCGGGCGCCGAACGCCGTCTCGACATGCGCCATGACGCATGGACCGTGAAGTATCCGTTCAAGTACCGCGATGCGGCGGGCAACATCCGGGAGGAGGAGCTCTGGTGGACCTACCGGCCATCGAGCCCACCCGGCGCCGGCGCGCAGGACCTGGGACAGGACCTCGCCAAGGTCGAGGGCATGGTCGGCAGGCCAGCGCGCGGGGGAGCCGCGCACGCGGTCATCGACTGGGAGACGCCCGTAGGCCGACGCGCCCGTGAGACAGCGGAGCGGCTTGCGAACGATGCGGCCAAGAAGAGCGGACGGGCGGCGGAGCTGGTCCTCGGAGATGTGCGGCTCGCGGATGTGCCGCTCACAGCCGATGCACTCGCGATCATGCGCCAGGTTGATCGGCCCATTACGCTGTCGGCGAAGGGCATGGCCGACATGACGCGCATGGTCTATCAGGCGCGCTTTTTCAGCCACATCGCGAGGATCCCGGGGATCGCGGAGGCGGACGCCGCCGCGGCGATCGGTCGCTGGGGACGCGATGGCGCCATCCGGCTGCCGCAGGGGATCAAGGCGCTTGGTCCCCTACGCGGCCAGATCGTGAGCTCCTGGACATGGGAACTCATCCGGGATCTCTACCGTGTGCCGAGCTTCTTCGAGCGCATGGTCCGAAGCCCGATGGTCATGGGCAAGACCATTCTCTCGATCCCCATCACGTGGATGCGGAACTTCGTGTCGAACTTCGTTTACGCGGACTACATGGGCGTCGCACCCTGGAACCCGCTCTCGTGGCGATACTGGGTGGGCGCGATGCGCCATGCCGCCAGCCGGTCTGGGGCGTTCCGCGAGTTCCAGGTGCTTGGCGGCGAGGCGGGCCTTTGGTCCGAAACGGAGTTCACCTCGCTCGCACGCCAGATGCTCACATCCTGGGAACGGAACAAGCCGAGCGTGCTGAAGACACTCGGGGGCGCTGTCCGCGGGCTCCGCAAGGGCTACAACTCGCTCGATGTCATCCCCAAGTTCGCGGGCTATCTCCGGCAGCTCGATCGTGGCGCCTCGCCCGAAGAAGCCATGGCCATCGTCCGAGCGTTCTCGCCCGATTACGCGCTTCTGCCTCAGATGTTCGATACCTTGCCACCCATCCAGCGCCTCGGCGGACGAAACTGGTGGCGACTCGCCACGGCCCGGCGCTCGCCGATCGGCCCCTGGTTCGTCCCGTTCTCGGTCGAGAATCTCCGGGTGCAGGTCAATGCGGCCCGCTACCATCCGTTGAAGCTCATCAAGTGGCTGTCCTTGAATACCGGCATGACGACCGAAAGCCTCCTTCGATCCGGCATGGACCCCGACCGCTTCGCCATGCTATCGGGTGCGCTCGGCATGGCCGATCCCTTGTCGTCGAGCCCATCGGATTACCCCTGGTCCCTCGATGGCGCCCTTGTCCAGGTTGGAGACCGGAAGTGGTCGTGGATGCCCTGGAACGATGTCTTTCCGGTATGGGGCGGCATGCGATATTGGCGGCAGGGGGGTAGGCTCCGAACGGTTCTGCCGCAGGGAGTGGTGACGAATGTGCTCGACGCCGCACTCGACCAGTTCGCACTCGGACCCGGCTACGACATGATCCAGCAGTTCTTCACCCTCCTGCAGTCGGGCCGGGATGCGCGCACGGGCACGCAGGTCGTCCCGCGTGATGCCTCGTACTCGGAGCGGATGCGCGTACTCGTCTCGAAGGCCGCCGAGATGCTTTTGCCCCCGACCATGCCCGAGCTCCCGGGCCTGACCGACGGCGGGACAACCTGGAGGAAGGCGCGCGATCTCATCGATGGACCCATCCCGGACCGCGTCGGCCGCATGCAGTCGCTGACCGCTCGCGCGATCCGGTTGCTCGGCCTCAACGTGCGCGAGCTCGATGACCGCCATATCGCCGCCTGGATCGTGAGCCAGTTCTATGATGACCGGGTCCAGATCACTCCGCCTGCCGAATACCTGGCGGCGATCTCGGAGTTCCGCAAGGGCCTCCGGGGCATCGATGTGCGGGAGCTTTCCGTCGCGGATGTCCAGGCGCTCGAAGGCTTCCAGGAGATGAAAAAGTACCGCGAGTCCGAATTCATGCGCGAACACAACCTGGATACGTGGGAAGACGTCGAAGCGGTCGCGAGCGAGAACTCGACGATCGCCCGCGATCTCGCCCGCAAGCAGCGCGACTGGCTCATCGATGCGTGGCTCACGGCCAAGTTCGGCGACAACGCGAGGACGTTCCGTCACATGGGCCTCGACAAACAGATGCCGGCCGCGCTGCTGATGATGCGGGTCGGCATCACACCCGAGGCCTTCGAGCCCTACAGATTACTTCTCCAGCAGAAGCTGCAAGGACGCGGAGCGATGTCATCGGACGCGCAGATGGAACTCGTCCTCAAGATGTCGGCCGAACTCCGCAAGGCTGGATTCAACCCGGACGTCCTCAAGGCGCCGCCGCCCCGCTCCGCGTTCCTCAAGGAGCCGTGGGAGGCGACATGGCTCCGACTCGCTCGCTCCATCGCCGGAAGAAGGCAGGAGGGGGCGGAGTAACGGACCGGCTCCGCAGCGCAGCCTTCCCCTCGACCGTCCCCCCCCGCCGGGCGCTGAAGTGAAGAGTTGTGGTCTGAACTCCGCTAGTCCGCATGGACAGAGCCTCGCGTGCTGCGATGCGGGCAGGTCCGGAACGTCACTGACTGATGATGAGGATCCGGATGGCGACGGGCTTTCCAGGACGCCGGCTGTCCCAGATGAATTCGACCGGGTCGGACCATTCGCCTTTGTTCGTCGCTGTGTCCCAATGCCGAAGGCGAAGCGTCCAGGTCCCTGACGTCAGCTGCGAGATGAGCGGCGTGATCGATGCCGTACAGGCCGCACCCGCAGCCGTCAGCACTTGGGGACCCAGGAGCGGGGCACTCACGGTGGGTTCGGCGGCACCCGCCGGGAAGAAGCCGATCTCGGTTCCCGCGAGGTCCGAATCGGCCGAATTCGTCCATGTGACCGAGGCTTGCGTTGACCCACCGATAGGAATGGGGGCGGCGGCTCCGATAAGAAGGGCTGCCAGCACTCCGGCGGCGATCCATCGACTTGCCATATCCATACCTCCGTTCCTTCATCGAGCCGCGGGCGAGACGTCCCGCGTAAAACCTGCGTCACATGCACGACCAAGTGGTCGGGCGTATCGTTCTCGATGATGCCCTGATGCCGCATGGCGTCAATGAGGCATTTCACGTCGCAGTTGTCGGCATCCAGCTTCCGTGTCCGAATGCTCTTGATCTCGATCCACGCGCGCCGCATGGGTGGATTCTTCCGGTAGATGCCGGCCGCAAGCATGGCGAGCTTCACGGCCTCCAGCGCCTGGGTCTTATAGCGCAGGTACTTCCACCTCGCGGCCTTACCGAATTGATTCGTCCACTCGTTCCGGCTCTGCACGCGCCAGGAGAGCCGGAGGATGATGTCAGGCGGTCGCATCGTCTAACGCGCCCTTGTGCGCTCGATGTGACGTAGAGCCGCCGAGAAGTCGTACGGCTCGTTCGTACTGGCGGCGTTCGCTGATCGTCCAGATGTGGCCGTGCTCGGCGAGCCGCTGGCCGATCGTGTCGAGTGCTTCCAGGACATCCTTGCGCTGTTCTTCGGTGATGGTCATGGTGCCTCCTCGGGTGGTTCCTCGATGGCGATGGTGAGCATCTCCGTGAGCCAATCACGGAGTTGCATGGCGTTCGCGATGGAGAGGGTTTCCGGTTGGATCCGGATGACGCAGCGCAGCCCTTTGTCGAACGCCCATCCCTCGACTCGTGCGACGGCGTAGCCGGTGTGGTCTTTCAGTGTCGCGACGACCATCGTTTTCCCCCGCTCTCCGCAGGCTGCCGCCACAAGCTCTTCCGCGCGTGTCATGTAGCCTCCTTCATTTGCTCTCCGATTGTTTCGATCACAGCCCATGCCCGATTCCGTAGTTGCGTCGCTGTACGGCTACGGATACCTTTCAGCGATTCGATCGCCAGCTTCGCCCAGTCCATGGCATGGCCATGTGCTCTTCGTTTGCATAGATCCTCGGCGATTTCCACTTCTGTGGTTGCACGGACCAATCGGAGGTTGGTCTTCAGTTTGACGAGCGTCATGTCGCCTCCTTCTTCGCTTTCCGCCTCTTTGGAAACCGTCGATGGCATACACGACAATATCCATTCGGCGCCAGATCATGTACGGGTTCTGGTTTCGGATCCGGACAGCCATACATCCAGTTGTACCAGCAGTGATAGTGGTGGTAGTAGAATCGTCCGCCTGCGGTTGAATAACGGAAATCGTGGACTCTACCGCATGTACGGCAGCGTCCATCTCCGCACCCAGGCCAGACGATGGCGCTGGGCTTCGCCACGGCTTTCTCATAACTATCGACCTCGCGCTTGTGTGTCATTCGCGACCTGCCTCCTGGGACGCATCCTCCATCCCCGCCTCTTGTTCCTCGCACATCTTATTGTAGGCCGTACGGCATGACTCGCAGAAGTCGATGCTCCAGATTTCTGCACCGCCGATTGTCTCGTAGCGATCTCGTCTATCGAGCATTCGCTGATGCGTCGTTGCATGAATAAGTCCACGCCGGATGACACCGCACACCGAACACGCCTCCAGGCGATAAATGCTAATGTGCATCTGTCTTCTCCTCCTCCATCCCCGCCTCGCGGAGCGCGCACTGTGCGGTCTCGGGTCCTCGTTCGCCATCCCAACACCAGAGGCTCTTCTGCCAGCTTTTCTCGTCAGCATAGACTCGTAGCGCCGTCGCGAGGATGTCGCGCTGGCGGATAGTCTCCACGTGTGCCTTTCGCTCGATCAATAGCTGAGTCGCCGTAGGTAGTTCGTCACTCATGCGTCACCTCCCTCTTCGATTCCCGCCTCGCGCAGCGCGGCCATCGCGATCGTCGGTGAGACGACGCAGCAATCGGCAGGTTCGCTATCGACATGCTGCCCGTGAGACGGCGGATAGACCGCACGCACGTAGTACCGCAGCGCCTTCGCGAGGATGTCGCGCTGACGGATGAGCTCCGCCTCGCGGCCACGGTTGCCATTCGACCTCAGAAACTCGCAACTCTCGCAGACGTCGCCGATGCATGGATCTTGACTGATGCATCGGTAGCCAGGATGGTTACGGTCTGGAGAATTGACCGAATCTACGCATGGTCTTCTGGTATGGCTCTCCTCCATCCCCGCTTGGTGTAGCGCGACTTCCGCAGTCGTATACCCATTTAATGAAGGTTGCCAAGCATCCATAAAGCGCGATGTTGGCGCACGTCCCCAGTTCGTATGGTCCGCATATTCCCGCAGCGCCGCCGCAAGGATGTCACGCTGCGCCTCCACGTCACACGTCTCGCATTGGCGGCGCAGACCTCCATGTCGGCACACGTCACTCATGCGTCACCTCCACGAACCGGATGGAATGGGAGACGTCCACACGAATGGCGAGCGCGGCCACGGCCACGGGTTGGTCCACCATGGCGGATACGGGGCCGTCGTTGGCGGATCTGGTATCTGCGGCGGCGGCATAGGTGCCACCACGGGCTCCGGCGGCAGCGGCTTCCCGCAGTGTGGACACAAGAGTTGCTTCCCGCAGTGCGGACATCGTTCGAGCTTCTCGTCACTCATGCTTTGCCTCCTTCTGCGCCACGTCCCAGATCATCATCGCGAAGTTCGCGACATCGACGGCCTTACGCGCAGCAGACGCATCATCGACGTCAATAATCGCCTCCGTCATTTCCATGATCTCGTCGCGCATCCGCCAATAGAGATCGTAGACCGATTCGTGCTCCCATCCGCCCTTGTGGTCGTTCGCGCGCAGCGCGCGCTCCATCTCGATCGCGAACCAACGGACGACATCGCGCGGTTCAGCCTCCATGCTCAGACCTCCAACCTCTCCAGAAACCGGCAGTCCCACTCGCGGCGGGTCATGCTTCCTCTTGGCCTTCAAGGATCCATTCGGCGAGTTGGATTGCGTAGTTAACGCCGATGTCCTTTGTCATCGTCAAAACAAGGCGCAATATGCCAACCGGTTTCCGCCACTCAGCAATAGTTTCGTTACCGAAGCCGAAAGTGCGGCTGTAATCCGGATCCTGGCACGCCTTCTCAGCTTTCGTCATGCGTCACCTCCCTTTTCTTCCTTCGTCCGCAGCGCGGCGGCGATCGTTCGGCCCGCCTCACGGATCGCGTCGGCGATGTCCACCAAGCCCTCGAAGATGATCGTCGCATGAATGCGCAACGGTCCTTCCCGTACCGCCGGGCTCTTGCTCAGATCCTCTTCGCCAGCAGTGAGGAGCACCTGTTCGATCCTATACAGGGCCCCTGCCACATCATGCAAATCGTCCATCGGTCTCCTCCTCCATGTTCCGGTTGTTACACCTGGCAGATGATACACGGTTCATCGGGAGCCTCGTCTGGAATGAGCCTGAGTTGCGCCTCGTCCGCTGTTCGGAGTTCCCGAAGTGGCCATGGTGAAAAGGTAAAGCCGCACGTTCTTATCGACTGCGCTTCCCATTCCTCCGATAGCCGATAGAGCGTTGGATGGTGTTGAAGCATCCCGAGCCAATCCTGTTTTCGCTGGAACGGACAACAGAAACAGGAAACGTTCGTCCGCCACTGGTAGAGCGGATTGAGGAGATCGTGTTTCCTACAGAGCGCGATCACGTCTGTCTTTCCAAGTCCGGCTTCGATGAGCGGAAACTGCCAGTATGGATTGCTTTCCGCAAGGCGACTGGCGCGCTCCCTTTCATCCGCTCGAATGCCGACGTAGACGACCTCGGCGCCGACCACCTCCCGGTTCTTGTCGAGAGGCGTCCGCTTGAGTAGTCGCGTACACCATCGCCGGTGTGCGGACGGCAGGAGCCAGCCGAACTGAACGAGCCACGCAAAGAAGCCGCCGTTAGATACAACGGTAAGGTTCTTCTTGAGTAGGTTCGCCGTTCTCGCCACCATCCAGACTGTCTCCGGAAACTCGGCCCCCGTGTCGGCAAACACCAGCTCATACTCGATGCCTTGCTGCTTGAGAAGGATCGCCATCGCAGTCGAATCCGCTCCACCAGAGTACGAGAGAAGATTCATCGCCCTTTCAGTCACGCTTCACCTCCTATGCCCTCCTTCGGATACTCCTTCTCCTCGAACTCACCATGGAACTCGCGGCATATAAACCTGGTCCACAGAATCTTGCAGTGACGACACGCAAGGAAGATCACCTCAATCACGTCATCTGGAAAGTACACAGAGAAATGGGTTGACGGCTTTCCGCATTTCGGACAGGCCCAGTAGGTCCTTGGTTTGATAAGGGAGAGCGATCCTTCCGCAGGCGCGGTAGCTTCCGGCGGGACCTCCGCCGGTTTCTCCGGCGGTCTCAGCTTCCGTTCGCACGCCTCGCAGTAGAGGATGCCATCTTCCGCGATCCGCTTCGTCGCCATCACGGGCCCGCCGCAGATGTCGCAGGCCCCTTCATCGGGCGTCTTCATAGTCCTTCTCCTACGACCTCGATGCGGATGAGCGTTCGAGCGGGGACATGGGGAATACTACATCCTTCGGCGTCCGCCATCGTCCGAAACTTGCCACCGCACATCAGGTGAAGCCATCCCTTTTCCACACGCCAATGGTGCTCTCCTGGGTTACCCTTCGCACGTTCCGGTCGCTCCTGGCTGATCAGTATGCCTCCGCAGTGATCGCATTCGACGATCCACCCCGAGATTCTCAATACCATGCTTCCTCCTTCCGGCGTTTGATCTCGCGGTCGGCCCTGTCGCACTCCTCCTCATAGCGCCATTGCGCTTCGTCCTCATCCTCGATCGGCCCGGCCTCATCCCAGTCGGGATCGGCGAGCCGCCAGCGTTCCAGATCGCGCTCGTTCGCCATGAGTCCTCCTATCCTGCACGCAGCCGATACTTCACGACTCTATTCTCCTGGACGAGTTCGATGGGTGATTCGGCGGTCGAGAGGATGAGCTTCAGCGCCGATGCCACCTGCCGATCGGATCGTCTCGTTGCCTCGGCGATCTGGAGACGTGTCTTCGCCCCATCGCTCAGGCAATCGACGATCGCCTCCTGGATGGCTGCGACACGCTTCGTGACCGCCGAGCGGACGACCATCTTCTCGACGCCGTTCGCACGCAGGTCATCGAGCCGCCAGACGAAGGGCCGGACGGGCTCGTTGCGGTTTTTGAGGACCTCGACCGAGCACGCTTCCTCGACGGAGCCGGTGAAGCCGAGCGCCAAGTCGAGCGCCCCCTCCCAGAACGTGCCGCCACGGATGTCGCGCAGGGTCAACGACTCGCGGTCGCCGTTGCCGACCTCTCCTTTGCGCGGATGGTGGAGCGCGATGACCAGGATCCCCATCGAGACGAACGGCAAGATGCAGTGGTCGTAGAATCCGCGGATGGCGTCGTTCTTGTTCTCATCCACCGAAGCGATGACCGATAGCGGATCCAAGAACATGACCTTGATCCCGTAGTCGTGGATGATCCGCTTGAGGGCCGCCATCGTGGGCCCGTCGTTCAGGCGCACGTTGCCGTAGAGGACGACCAAGGGATCCCGGAACGACCGGCCCGCGCCCAGGAGCGCGAGACGGCGGTGGAGGTTCGACTCGCCGCCTTCGGCCTCGACGAAGAGCACGGGGGCCGACTGGATCGGCTGTCCATCGACCGTCTTTTCGCCGCAGACGATCCGGAGCGCGAGGTCCAGGGCGAACATCGTCTTCCCGACCCCCGGATCACCGAGGAACATGGCGAAACCCTCGGATGGGAGCGATCGGTCTGCTCGCCACTGGACGATCTGCGCCGGCGGTATGTCATCCTCAGAGCGGATCACGAGCGGCCGGACGGGCAGCTCGGGCGCGGCCTCCGGAGCCTTTAGCCGCCGGAGCCAATTCCTGATCTCCTGGCTCGGGCTCGGGAGCGAGCGCTCGATCTCGTCCCAGAGCCGCCGGGATGGCTCCGGCAGCTTCCGGAGTTCCTCGTCCAGGCATGAGGAGTCGCGCCAGGCCGCATTGCGCTCGACGAGCTCCGCCAAGAGATCGAACCAGCGGCCCGAGAACTTCGCGGGGTCCACTTCGATCACGCACCGCAGATGGCCGGAGCGGAGGATCCCCGAGACGATCCGCTCCATCGCCCACCGCTGGAAGTGCGGCGGCCAGGTCTCGTCGTCGGGAAGCTCGGGATCACAGGAGACGAAGATCGGTTCTGTCACGAGGCCCCCTTTCGGAGGTAAGCGTTCAGGCGGGACTCGAAGACGGTCAGGGACCACCCCTGCCGCTCGACCCAGGGATCGGTGTCCTCGAAGTAGGCCGCCAGGGCCGTCGAGACCTCGGCCGGGTCCCGGAAGCAGGAGGCGAGACGTTTCGCCGTTCCGGCATCGCGCGCCGTGACGGCGGGCGTCAGGTCCTTCTCTGCCAGGTAGAGGCGGATCCACTCGCGGATGATCATCTGGCCGGTGACGCCGTTGGGCGGAGGGCTCTTCGGCTTACGGGTACGTCGTCTCTTTCCAGGACGTTCCTCCTCGGGTTCGATCTCCAGGGGTGGCATGTCGTCGAGGACCATGTCCTCGGATGACACCGCTCCCCCTTCTTGGGAGGGGGGAGCGGAATGGGGAGGGATGTAATCCTGTTCCTGTTCCTGTTCCTGTTCCTGTTCCTGATGACGATCGGGCTTCAAAGGGGCCTCGAAGCCGGTCCGAAGGGGTTCCGAAGGGGTATCGGAACTACGCATGTCATCCTGCTCCTGCTCCGCGCGCGTGCGCGAGTCAACTTGATCCTGAGCCGGATGCCCTATCGATACCCTATCGATAGGGTATTCCTTGACGCGAGGATATTGTTGGAGGAAGGCATTGACGATTGCCGCAGGGGGTTGAAGAAGCTCGATCTGCGAAGCTGCGGATTTCCATCCGTTTTCGCTATCTGCCTGATATCGTAACATATTGCGAACCCATACGATATGATGGGCGCTGGAGAGCACGATGAGACCTGATTTCTCTAGCTCATGGAAGGCCTGGAGAAGGCCTTCTTTTGTGAGACCTGTGTCATGGAGCAACTCGTCGGTGAAGATCCGGTAGAGGCCAGAAACATGCCCATTGGGGCAGGTAATGAGATAAAGCAGGACGTAGCGACTAGTTGAATCCAGCCTTCGGATCTTCTCATCCGTCCAGAAGCGCACGGAGACTGCTCTATAGCGGTGCTTCATCCCCAACCCTCCATCGGGATCCCCGCAGATGTTGAGCACCCAGCGAAGAGGGCATCTGCGGGGATCTCGATCGAAGGTCTTGCGCATGCTGAGTGCTCATGGCGAGTAAGGTAACGATCCATGAGACCCATGTCAAGCTTCTTTCTGCGTGGTTGAGAAAAGGGGCGGCCGATCTCGTGTGGAGTATTCAGGTTGCTAGAGGGTCTTGGATAGGAAAGGGTCGGCCGCCCCAGGTTGGTCTTTACCGGATCAAGCGGGCACCTCATCCCAGCCCGCGATGAGCCGCTTGCGCTCGCGCTTCTGTCGGGCCTTGGCCTGTCGGTCCCGGCACCCCTGCAGGTGGGCCGCGAACTGGCTGACGGTCCAGAATCTCCGCATGCACCACGCGCGCTCGGCCTGGACGACGATCCGCTGGTATACACCACGACGGCCGAGCTCCGGAAATCCCCGCATGTGCCCGATGACGAAGAGGTAGCGGGGGGCGCGCTCGACCGACGCGAGCCATTGGGTGATGGACGCCGGCAGGAGGATGGGGACGCGGTCGATCTTGCCGTAGGATTCGCCGTTCTCATCCACCCTCCTGGTCCAAAAGAACGCGCCGGCCATCCACACCAGGTTTACGGAGTTCTCACGCCAGGTCCACGTCCCCGTCTCCATCCGCCCTTCTCCGGGTTGAATCGGTTGTTGCACTCACGGTCCAGGCAAGCGCCGAAGGCCTCGTACGGCTTCCCGCGCTTGTCGATGCCGCTCGCGTACCACTTCGCAGGGCCGCCGCACGCGGGGCAGGTCTTGCCGAAGATCGATAGCGGCTCCTCCCCGCCCGCCCCTGCGGCCTCGGGCTTCTGGGCAGGACGAGCCGGCGCCGGTCCGCGCCGCGGCGCAGGTGCCCTGGCGCCAGCCCCATCGAGGTCCTCGACCTCCTCGGCCGGCGTCGGCTGGTAGCCTGCCAGGACGACGATGAACGACAGGGCGAGCCGGCACGCCTTGCTCGTCGCCCGCGTCTGCGCCATGCTCAGCACCGCGTTCTCGCTCGCCTGCGCCCAGCGCGGCTCATCGCGCGAGCAGATCGACATGGCGGCCGCCACGCGCTGTCCCTCGCGGTTGTAGAGCCCCGCCCACGCTTTGTACGCCCGGAGCGGCTCTGCGAGATCCGCCGGCACGCGCTCGACTTCGAGGATCTGCGCCTGGAGGCCCGAGAATAAAGCCGCGGTCGTCCAGGCCTCGACCTTGAGGTAGTCCTTGCCCTGGATGACCGCGACCGCGCCTGACCGGCCGTGCTTCACGTACTCCATGAGCGCCGCCGCACGATCCGCGGCCTCGGCCAGCATCTCGCGCGGCCTGAGCGAGCTCGGAGTCAGGGCTCGTCCAGCTCCTGCGCCGGCTCCGAGTCGCTCGAGGGAGCGGCTGCGCTCGTCTTCGGAGGGCGGGGCATCGTGATGATCAGGCTCTTGCGCTCGGTCACTTCGCACCCCGGGAGGACCTCGCCGCTTCGCCGCAGCTCCTTCAGGAGCTCGGCCTTGAGGGGCTCCGGCGGGAGTTCGTCCATGTTCTCCCGGAGCCATGCCAGGGCCTTCGGCGGGAACTTGGCTTCGATCCCTCGGAACGTCAGGCGACGGTACTCGCTCGGCAGTTCCTGGAGATTCGTCACGGAGACTCCAGGGGTCGTCCTCGTCGAGACCCCCAGCCCCCAGCCCCTCGACTCCCGCAGTTTGATCGGGCCTGTCCTCGCGATCAGCTCGGTCACGATCTGCCTCAGCCATGACACCTTCCTTTCCAGCCACCGTTTGGCGGCTTGATGGCCTGCGATGACGTCATCGATCCGGTCGACCTGAAATTCGAGTTCCTTGACATGCGACGCGAGCGAGAGAGCGCGGTCCGCGAGTTCCGAGATATCGGGCGCCTGCCGTGTGAGCGACTCCTCGGCCGCGCGCTTGAGGAGGTAGGCCTCGGCCTCGTCCTCCAGCGGCTGGAGCCGGCCCGCGTCGTCCTCGACGAAGCCCTGCTCCAGGAATTCGCCGATCATTCGCCCGAGCCCCGGTTTGAGCGGAGCCGGAAGATCCGGAACCTTCACGGGTTGCATGTGACCTCCTTTCCGTGTTCCTTCCTGTCGGCGTGCGCTCGCACGAGCGATGCGCGCGACCAGAACGTGAGCTTTCCGCGCCGGGTCCGTGTCAGCTGTCCCACGAGCTTTCCCTCGGCCGCGAGCTGATGAACCCGCTGGCGGCTGACTCCAAGGATCTGGCAGACCTCGATGGTCTTGAGCCACGGAAGTCCCTGTAGATCCGGGAGTTCCGCAGGAAGCCGAGGGTATCTCATGATTCCTCCGCGTTGTCGAATATCGCCATGCGCTCCATGAGCCCGCATTCGGCGAGATATGCCGTATAACTGGCTTCGAGAGCTTCGGTTGTGATCTCGGCGATGCGTATGGAGACGCGGGCGATGAGCGCCTCCCGGTGGTCTTCGATCATGCCGTTCGACCCCGGAAAATCATCCACAACCCGTCTGGCGAGCCGAATGGCCTTCGATCCCAGTTTTTCGACCGCCTTATCTAAGTCGCGGTCCCGGATCACGATATCGGTTTCGCTCATGTCCCCTCCATGGAGCAGCTCTCGCAGAGGTAGCCGCCGACCACCTCATCCCAAGAGGCAGTTGAGGCAAATATCTCGCGGCCGCATTTCAGGCACGAGAAGCGGCTGGGATCCTCGCCAACCGGCGGGTTCTCCAGCTTCCGGCGGATCTCCAGCAGCAGGTGATCCAGGTCGTAGCAGAGGAGCTGCGCTGGCGGTCGTGTCGTCGAGAGCAGGAAGTGATCGTCGACCCGCTCGATCAGTAGCATCATGGTTCCTCCTCGATAATGGTCATTTCCGTGGGGGAAAAGCCGTTCGGATCGTCGGGATGGTCCTGGGATACCAGGGAGGCCTTCCGCGTTCGAAATCCAGCGCACAGGTTATCCTCCGGCGCGCGCGCGGGGCATTCTGGAGGGAATGGTCCACGTGCTGATCGGGGTGGATGGAAGAATTCGGGTTTTTCTCCGTCAAGATTTGGTACAGGTTCCGCACGGGACATCCGCCATGGCCATAGCCAGCACTCCTGGATTTCACAGCGCCGGACCTCGGCGGCGTTCCAGCCGCAGCACGAGAGGCAGTGATTCCGTACCGCATGGCGGATGGTCGGGACCTCACCCATTCGCCGGTAGCGGCGGGCGACCTGACGGAAGTTGACGTCTTTCTTCATCCTGGTCTCCGATCCACACGACCCCGCGATGATGTCAAGGGGAAGCCGGGTGTCAAGGAAATTCCCCCGACCCCGCTTCGCACGACCCCGCGTCACTCCTTGACGGTCCCTCGGGGCTGACGCCGGCCGGGTGGGGGACCATCCCCCACCCATTCCCCTCGTGGCCGGCAGTCGAATTTTCAGTTTCCTACCGAGCGGCGCCTTTGTCCTCCGTGAATTCTGATTCGGCGTACACTTTCACTCCTCGTCCCCGATATTCGCCGACACGGTTCTCCGCCCGTGCGCGCTCCTGCGCCTCACGGCGTGAATCGAAGACGAGACCGGGGAGGATTCGGTGATAGGGTGGGATGCCCAGGACGTATTGCCGACGTTCCATTGCCTGTCCTCCGTTTCTCAAGCGTGCCCTGTTCTTGGCCACCATCGCCGGCAGTCGAAGCATGATGCGACACGATGTCGCACGGCCGGACAATCGCGCGGATCCGCCGGCACCGCATCGATGTCGAACCTTTGTCCATGTGCGGGAAACACGATGTCAGCGCGTTCGTCTACCGGATCCCCGGGGCGCCGGACATACGCCACCTTCCATGTATAACCACGTGGAGCATGGGAGGATACGTCCATGGAGAAAACAAACCGCCCCGGGAACGCGGCGACCGCATCGGGATTCCGGGTATAGCCGTACCACGGAATCGTAAGCCTTGCTAGGGTTGGCCAGAGCTCGGGCGCCGCGTCCCCGCACCCAAAGCACCTGAGCATGGGCAGGTTCCGCGCTTCCCGATTGATGCGCCCCGCGGCCCGCTCGGGATCCGATACCATCAGATCATACGCCGCGCGTTGTCGCGCCTCAGCCCACGGGAACGAGATGGGTCCCGCCCCCGCTTTTGCGTAGCAGTAGCGCCGGCACAGGGATGAGCACCATCGGCATGAGCGATGGCGGTCGACGTTCAGCGACCATCGGGTCTTGGGATTCTCCGCGAGAACCGGTCGATCGCCGGAGAAGCACCGATTGTAGGCGATATGTGCGGTTTCGGATGTTGACATGGACCATCCTTTCCTATTCCGTAGGTCTCCGAGACCCCTTGCTTCGCCCTCCCGGATCGGAGAGCGGGGCAAGGGGTCCCCGAAGGGACCCCCGGATCATTCCGCATAGACACCATGATCGATCATCGCTTTGGACAGCCTCGCGATGGGTTCCACGGCATCGCCAGTCGGGGTCTCGCCAGTCCAGTCGAAGAGCTGCCCGAAGCGAGCGATAGCGATCCGCGCAGCATCCAGCGTGGGTGGGCTGTAGCCGACTCGGAGACCACTTCCGATGTGGGTAATGATCCAACGGCTTTCGCCGTTGAGATGATGGGCGCACAGACCCGGAACGGAATCCCATATCCAGGCCGGCACATCGATGATCTCATGGGTGCGAGTCTTCGTGTGCCAGACCTTGAGGCGGAGGGTAATCTTCTTCCGCTTCATCCCGGCGGTCTCGGAATCGAGGCGGGTTTTCCGTTCGTGGTATTCCGCCTCCTCGCGGGCGTGGACCTCCCGTTCTTCTTTCGCTCGCTCCGCCGCTTCCGCCGCGCGCCGGGATCGGTATTCCGCGACCAAGGCGGGGAGGTCGGATGTGTAGCCGACAGCAGAATGCGGAAGCTCGCCTTCCTCGGGTAGCATCCGCGATGCTGTGTCGAGGAGACCATCCATACCCTGCTTGTCGAGATGCGTCTCCTCTAGCTTGAGTGTGGTCCAGTTGAGATGGACACGCACGTAGACATGGGGTCCCTGGAACCATTCACAATGGTAGGCTAGAGCGGGGTACTTCCCTTCCGCTTCGCGCAGCATGTAGTTGAGGCGCTGTGCGACACGCAGCATGGGACTTGTGGATCGATCGGCTTCGTTGATGAGGTGCATGAAATCCTCCCGGGCTTGCGCCCCCTAGCAACCGCCGGGCTTCAGCCCGGGCTTCCTGAGACGGCGCACAAGGCGCCGTTTCGCCTGGGAGCCGCCCAGGCTCGTTCGGCCAGGAAAGGCTATTCGGAACCCAGTATGTTGCGTTGAGCCCATGCCCGGGCTTGCTCTTCCGTAGGCTCTGAATGAATCCAGTATGGTGTCTCGGCATCGCTCGTCGAAATACACACACACCATCGACGTGCGCCTTTGCCCTCACCGTCCGGTTGGGTGTCCAGGCAGACCGTACATATCGCCGACCGACGAATCCACAGACGATTGCTGTCCGCAGGAATCCAGGTTTTCATCGTCACATCCTTTCCTGTTCCAGGGTCCTTCGGGACCCTTCGTTTCGCACGTCCCCGCTACGCCGATCGTGATTCCGGGCGCCCGGCCGGCCCGCCCGGGCTCTTTGCCCCCGGCCGGCACCTAACCGGGGCCCGCACCGGGACTTACCGGGCGCCGACCGTCCAGGCCTTTCCGGCCGGGTCCCGTAGGACGCGATCGGCTACCATCCCTTGGCGAGGATGTCAGCTAGTTCATCCCGTGCGTCGAGCCGCTCGAGGACGATCCGAAGCTCTCCGGAATATCCGATGGGTTCCGAGTACCGGACGGCCGGAAGCAGTCGAACCCACGCCGCCCACATCGGGATGCTCTCGGGGTCCATATCCGGAGCGTCCGAGACCAACCAGCTCCACGCATCAGACAGGTCCATACGTCACCTTCCTTTCAGTCAGGTTAGCGCAGGTCGGCGGCGGTCCAGCAGTCGCCGGGCGCCGCGCGACGATCCAGGAGCGCCGCCACGAGATCTCGACATGGGATTTGACCATGTGCAGTCCGGAGGATGGGCGTCCCATCATAGGGATGGGCACCCACGTGCTGCGGGTCGGGGTTCTCACTCAGAAGCCCCGCGGTCCAGTAGGTATACAGGTCCATCCGATCCTCCCTCAGGCCTTACGCCCACGCCCGATCGGCCGTAGGTTCTCACGGCCGAGCCACTGCCGCTTCGACTTGTGCGCCGCATCCCACGACCTTTGGTCGGCCGGACTCCCGCCATGGAGCGGGTAGGGACATTCCACATGGTGAATGTGTCCGGCCGGAACCCCACATTGACACGTCCGATCCATAGGTCACGTTCCTTTCCTTTCCTTGACTCCCTCCATCCTACACCTTGAAAACAAGGTGTCAAGAAAAAAATTCTTGGGATTCCTTGATGCCGTCCGAAGGGAACCTTAGAGGAGGGGGGTAGCAGGTAGGTAAGGCAGGGTAGAGCACGGCATAGCAGGGTAGAGCCTAGTGCTAGACGCAACTCGGTCCTCCCAGGTCCCAGGCCGGCCCCTTCCACAGCCTCAATCCCCGGGCCCGGTCCCAGGCCGGCCCGCAGACTCGCACCGGGCACCCGCTCGCGGACGCCCAGGGGGGGGTCGGATCCGCCAAGGGGCTGCCAGCCGGCCCCCAGCCGGCCCCCAGCCGGCCCCCGGCCCCCCCCCGGGCCCGGTCCCAGGCCGGCCCCTCCCCCCCGCCCCCGCCCCCGGGCCGCCGAGGGTCCTCAGAGGCTCCCCCGGGGGGGCCCCCAGGGCCCTCCGGGCCGCTCATCCCATGGAGTCCCATCCTCCTAGCCCGGCCCTTTTGCTAGTCCCAGCTCTTTCCCGGCTTTTCGCCATCGTCCGGAATTTACTTGCGTTTGGTTCACGATCTGGATACGGGCATTCGGTAGGAGGTGGCATGAAGCGACTGGCTTTGGTTCTACTGGCTGGCGTGGTGGTGGGATGCACGGCTGCGCGTGAGGACGTGAAGCGGGCCGAGGGCGTGAAGTTTGAGTTATTTGATGGCATGGCGATGACGTTTCGTGGAGTCGTGGAGAAGATACGGGCGGAGGGGGCAGAGGCGGAGGGAGCGAAGGAGAGATTGCTGGGTGAGATTGATGAGCGGAGGGCTGAGTACAGGGCCTTGCATGCGCTGGTAGCGAGGTGGCTGGAGTTGGATGATCCGCTGGCGAGGGTGGATGGGCTGGTGGAGCAGGGGTTGAAGATACTGGAGGCGGCACGTGAGTGATTTAGAGGAAGCCGCTCACGAGTTCTTGAAGCATGTTGAGGGCGCTGGGTTTGACTGGTCTGTGGTCGAGACGTTGCCGCTTGAGCGGATGATCAAGGAGCTGCCGGCGGATGACGTTTGGCTGCTGGTGGAAGAGTTGAAGGACGCGGTGGCGGAGGATGAAGCGACGAGGGCGGCCGCGAGTGCGATCCTGGTGGTGTTGACGAGATTGGCGGCGGCGGGTCTGAAGGTGATGGTGACGCTCGCATGAAGCGCAAGCCCTATCAGAAGCCGGTATGGTGGCTGACGGCGATCTCGGCCGTGCTGGGGCTTGTCATCGCATCGGGTGTGCTGCCGGAAGGTTCGACATGGGAGAATCTGGTGGGTGCTCTGGTGAGCGCGCTATCGGGTGCACAGTTGAGGGTGGGCGGTGGAAGCGCACGCTGAGGAACTGCGGTTTCTGACCGCCCTGATTCCCGAGGCGAGGCCACTGCGGGAGGCGCTCGAACGATCGGGTCTTTCCAAGGAGACGTTTCTCGGGCTCCTCGATGACGAGGAATTCCAGAAGCTGGCGGCAAGGAAGGTCGAGGGGTATGTCAGGTTCCTCTACCTGACGATCGTCGCACGGATCTGCCAGGAACTGGCGAAGGATCCGATGCGTGCGACGACGGCGATGCTGAGGCTGATTGCGGAACGGTTCGATCCCAAGTTCAAGCCGACGACCCAGCATGTCCATACCCTGCAGTTGCCCGACTTCCGGGGGATGTCGCGCGACGAGCTCTTGAGGTTGCGTTCGGAGCTTGCGCTGCCGAAGCCCAAGCCGCTGGAGGTCCGCCATGACGACCGTCGCGTCGGATAAGGGCGGATACCGCGTCGGCACACACCATGTGCCGCGGCACGAAATATACGCCGCAAAAGTTGATTGGGAGTTGGCACAACGCCGCTCGAAGGATCCACTCCTCTACCACGATCCGCATGAGAAACAGGCGAGCTTCCATCGATCAGGAGCACGATTCCGCTCGATCTTCGGTGGAAACCAGTCGGGCAAGACGACCGCGCTCCTGGCCGAGGTCACATCGGCCGCGCTCGGCTTCTATCCCTGGCGGACCGATGGAAAGACGCCGACCTTGGCCATCCGGCCCGAGAGCCTGCCGGATGAGAGCCGGTTCCAACTCACGGGCCCGCGAGCGATTCGCGTGCCGAACCTCGGGCTCGTCCTCGGAAACGGCGTCGATGACGGCATCAAGACCGTGCTGCTGCCCAAGCTCCGCGAGATCGCAGGGCCCTACATCGCACGCGAGACGAAGTCGATCGGCGGCGCGATCGGCGAGATCGAATGGGCGAACGGCTCCAGGACCATGATCCGGAGCTATGGAAAGGATGCGGCGAAGTTCGCGGGATCGACGATCTCCTACGTCGCGGTCGATGAACCCATGCCCGAAGACGTCTGGACGGAAGTACGACGGGGGTTGATCGCGCTCGGCGGACGCGCATGGTTCGCCATGACTCCCCTGTCCGAGCCCTGGATGTACGACCAGCTCTTCACGAGGGCCGCGCAGGGGGATCCGGACTACTTCGCGATCGAGATCAGCTATTGGGACAACGACCGGCGCGAACGCGACGATGAGAATTGGGTCGCCCATCTGACCGATGAGGAGGCCGAGACGCGCGTCTTCGGCCGCTTCTTCCATCTCTCGGGTCTGGTCTATAAGGAATGGGATCGCGAGGTGCATCTCGTCGATCCGTTCCCGATCCCGCAGGAGTGGCCGCGCTGGCAGGTCGTCGATCCACACGATCGTCGGCCGTTCTTCATCATCTGGGCCGCGGTCGCGCCCGACGATTCGGTCTACATCTACCGCGAGTGGCCCGATCGCCCCTTCGAGGAGATGACGAGCTCCGATATCGATATCGATGGCTATACGAAGCTCTTCCAGAACCTTGAGGATGGCGAATCGATCGACTTCCGGGTCATGGATCCGGCATTCGGCCGGCAACTACGGGGCGGCACGACGGTGCAAGATGAGTTCGACCGGCGAGGATACTATTTCGATTGCACCGTGAAGAACGATATCCAGGTCGGCCATCTGAAGGTCAAGGAGTATCTCCGTTTCGACCGCGCGCGACCGGTCGATACGCTGAATCGCCCGCGGCTCTACGTCTTCCGCACGTGCCGGAATACGGCGTGGTGCTTCGAACACTATATCTGGGCCGAAGCACGCCATGCGGGACCCGCGCGCGAGGTCGTCCGCGAGGTCGGCAAAGATGGCATGGACTGCGTGAGGTACCTCTGCATGTCCGAACCGAGACATCGGCGGCCTGCGGCGTGGAACCGCTACGCGCTCGCGGCCCTCGGGGCAGGCGCAGGCTATGCGCGGGCGAGCTGATGGAGGAAGCATGAGCCAGGGCTGGATGGTGACCGATGCCTGATATCGGGATGCTCTTGCGGGACATCTACGGGGGGGCGAACGATGCCACTTCGCAAAGGGAAGAGTCGCTCGACGATGGCGGCGAATTACGAGGAGATGATGGAGTCGCGGACGTTCGCAAGGGGAAAACCCGCCGAAAAGCGGCGGGAGATGGCCATCGCGGCCATGCTCCAGACGGCGGGCGTGCGGCGACGGCGCAGCCGTGGCCGGAGGAGTGACTGAGTGGCCGTGAAGGAGGATCCGGTCAGCCTGCGCCGGGCAATGCAGGTCCGGACGACGAAGCTCGATGAGATCGTCGAGCACGCGGTCGAGGCCATCGGCGACATCGAGAAGGCGCGCTCGCCGTGGGCCGAGAAGCTCGCACGTCTCTACCGGCAGCGCTTCGGCATCCGAAACGAGAAGATTTTCCCCTGGCCGGGCGCGGCGAACCTCCACTTTCCGCTCATCGACAAGACCATCCGGCGGCTGAAGGCGATGTTCGTCCGGCTCGTCATCGGCGCGTACCCCATCGTCACGATCGCGGCGCAGGATCAGGGGCTCGCACGCAAGGTGGAGCAGTTCCTGGAGTGGCTCCTGCGGATCAAAATGGCCATCCTCCGGCCGCTCGTGATCCTCGCCGATGCGATGCTCTCGTTCGGAAAGGGGTTCCTCAAGGTCACGTGGAACTACGAGACGCGCTCGGTCACGGAGAAGCGATCGGTCGCGGACATCTTCCGCGGGCTCGATCCGACGAAGCTTCCGACGCCCGTACAGGCGCAGATGCTCGCGACCTCATTCGGACTTCGGCTCCCCGATGACCTGGAGCTCCTGCGAAAGATCCATGAGCGCCTCGACGCAGGCGATGAGGACATCGCGGTCGTCCGCGATGTGGTCGTCCACGATGAGCCGCTCTGGACCGTCATCCATCCCATGGATCTCTACGTCGAACCGGGCACGGGCGACATCGAACAGGCGGAATTCATCGCGCACCGCATCCGGATGTCGAGCGAGGTCCTGCGCTCCCGCGAGCGCGCGGGCTTCTACAAGAACACGTCCGATGTCATCGAGTTCGCGGAGGCCGCGCGTCCCACGCGCTTCTCCGAGAGCATCATCGGCGACTCCGAGAAGCGCGAGGATGTGACGAGATCATCGGCGGTCGGAGAGGCGGACATCCACGAGTGCTACCTCCTGCATGACATCAACGGCGATGGCGTGAAGGAGCGATGCGTCCTGACGATCCATGTCCCGACGAAGACCGCTCTGCGGTTCATCGAGTTCCCGTACTGGCATGGCGAGTGGCCGATCACGGCGTTCGACTTCGAGCTCACCGATGGCCGCTGGCTGTCCGCGCGTGGGGTGAGCGATCTCCTGGAGGATATCGAGAAGGAGATCGACATCCAGCACAACGCGAAGATCGATTCGATGTCGTTGACGAATGCGCCCATCGGCTTCTACGCGCGCTCCTCGGGGCTCCAGCCCGACGATATCCAGTGGATACCGGGCCAGTTCGTGCCGCTTGCGAATCCCCAGACCGATGTCGTCTTCCCCGTCCTCCCGAGCCATGAGATCAGCTACGAGCGCGAGGAGAGCATCCTACGGGCATGGGCCGAGGACCTCGCAGGCACGCTCGATGTCGCGCTCACGCGACAGGATGAGAGTCGCAATCCGCGCACCGCGACCGAGATCGAGGCGACGCAAGGCGAAGTGTCGAGCATCTTCGGACTCGACTCGGCGCTCTTCCAGGACTCGTTGCGAAGGGTCTACGGACAGACGCTCGCCCTGTGGAAGCAGTTCGGTCCCGACGACGTCGAGATCGCGGTCGTCGGCGAGGACCTGCCGATCAAGGTTTCGCGCCAGGAGCTCCTACGGGGCATGGACATGATCCCGACCGGCACGCCGGCGAACGTCAACGCGAGCCTGCGGCTGGGACGCGCGATTCAGTTCCTCCAGGTGCTCTCCCAGTCGGGCCCGGTCGAGAACGTCAGCATGGCCGAGTTGATCCGCTACATCGCCCAGTTGCAGGATCCCCTGATGGCGCGGCTCATCATCCATCGGGGCGGCATGACGGGCATGGATCTCGAGGCGGAGCGGCAACTCGACGAGATCACGCGGATGATGGCGATTCCGGGCTATCGCGCGCCGTTGCGTCCGTCGGACAACGATGAGGCGCATGCGAAGATCGTGGAGTCGGTC